AACTTAATGGCATACGCACAAAGAAAAGCGGCTGTAAGTTGGAATACTGACTTATTAGACGATGTTAACCGTTTTGAAATTGGTAAAGTTTACAACGATGCAGATATTCAATTTGTAAGAACAATTTACACTTTAGCAGCAAACGTTGGACAAGCAACTAAAGGAGTTCTTTACGGAGGTTAATATTAATTTAATTATAAACTTAAAGGGTGGTGCAATATACACCGCCCTTTTTTAATACATAAAAATTATGAGTTGTTTAATTTTAAACGGAAGAGCAGAAGTTTGCTACGATTCAATAGGTGGAATTGATGCTATCTATTTCGTTAATCGTGGCACGTATGTTTACCCAACAGACGTTGATTATAACGCCACAAATACTGATTCGATTGATGCAATTACGGGAGTAACGCAATTATTTAAGTACGAATTAAACGGGGTTAACTTGTTCGACCAAACGCAAACACCGAGTGCGGACAATGGAACTAATTTTGTTGCGCAAGTGTTAACTGCACAATTGAAAAAGCAAGACCCTACAATGCACAAAAACTTTAAGTTGATGGCATACGGGCGTCCGAGCGTTGTTGTTAAAAACCGAAATAATCAATTCTTTATGATGGGACTTGAATACGGCGCAAAAATGACGGCAGGGTCAATCGTAAACGGTACGCAAATGGGTGATTTTAATGGTTATAACTTCACTTTAACAGCAAACGAAAGAATACCTGCAAATTTCCTTGTTTGTACAAGTGAAGCGGATTTAGCAAGTACTGTTTTTGACGGTGCTACAATTGTAGAGGCTTAGTTTCTATCTCTCCATATAAAAGGGGTTTACTTAGGTAGACCCTTTTTTTTTGCAACAAAAAACTAAAAGTTAATTATATTAATATGCAAGTAGTAACAACAACGCAACCGCAGATTTTAAGACTTATGTTAACGAATGGAATCGACACTATTCGTTTGACAAATGAAACTGAAAATACAAGTGAAGATTATACGGAATTTGAGGTTTTAAATAAAGGATATTATTTTGAAATTGAAATTGATTTGGATTTAATAAATCAAACGTTTTACAAAATCGAAGCATTAAGCGAGGGAACTTTAATTTGTTACGATAAGCTATTTTGTACGGATGGAAATACGCAACCATTTACGCAAAGATTTACACCTAATACATTTATCACAATATGAGTGAATTTATACTGAATTTAGCTGAATACGAAGCGCCGAAAGTTGTAGAAGATAGACAAAAAGATTATGTAACTTTTGGAGTTAATAATTCTTATTATCGTTTTTTAATTGAACGTTATAAAAATTCGACCACTAACAATGCCGTAATTAATGCAATAACACATTTGATTTACGGACGTGGTTTAAGTGCGTTAGATGCTTCTAAAAAGCCAAATGAATACGCTCAATTGATAATGATGTTATCGAAACAGGACGTTAGGCAAGTTGTTTCAGATTTCTATATGTTAGGTCAATGCGCTATTCAAGTACATTATGATGCAAAACACGAACGTATATTAAAAGCGTTACATATTCCCGTACAACTTTTAGCACCTGAAAAATGCGATAAAGAAGGACAAATAAATAACTATTATTATTCTGATAATTGGGAAAATTTGAGAGAATTTCCACCGATGCCAATTCCTGCGTTTGGAAAATCAAAGGATAAAATTGAAATATTTTTTATCAAACCTTATTCGGTAGGAATGAAATACTTTTCTTATCCAATGTATCAAGGTGGATTACCTTATGCGACACTTGAAGAGGAAATTGCAGAGTATTTGATTAACGATGTTCAGAACGGTTTTAGTGGCACTAAAGTTGTAAATATTATCGGAGATTATACCGAAGAGCAACAAAGGGTTAGAAGCCGTCAAATACAAGAAAAATTAACGGGTAGTAAAGGACAAAAAGTAATCGTTTCTTTTAGTGGGGATAAAGAGTTGAAAACGGAGGTAATGGATATACCTTTAAACGATGCACCAGAACACTATCAATATTTATCAACTGAATGTACTGAAAAGATTTTATTATCGCATAAAGTGGTAAGCGGTTTAATTTTCGGGGTGGCTAAATCGAGTGGATTTAGTTCAAATGCTGAAGAGTTAAAGAATGCTACTATTTTATTCGACAATATGGTTATTAGACCTATTCAAGATGTTTTAATAGACGCTTTCGATACTTTATTAGCTTTTAATGGTATTTCTTTAAAACTTTATTTTAAGACGTTACAACCTTTGGAATTTATCGATTTAGAAAACGCACAAACAACAGAACAAGTACAAGAAAAAACGGGAACGGAATTAAGCGAACAAGTTGATTTAAGTAAGTTTGGCGAAGAGGTTAATCCTAATTGGATTCTTATTGATGAATTTGAAGTTGATTATAACACCGACGAAAGCGAAAATGAGTTATTAAGTAAAGAACCAAAAAAATCATTTTTACAAAAGTTAGCAGTTTCAACGGGAATGGCTTTTCCTAATTCAAAAAGTGAACAAGATGAAGAAATAGACGGAATTAAATTTATTACTCGTTATGTTTACGCAGGAGAAGATAAAGCAAACAGCCGTTCTTTTTGTCGTGAAATGAAAAGATTTAATAAGATTTATAGAAAAGAAGATATTGAACGAATGAGTGTAACTTATTTGGGCGATGCTTATAGAAATAGTGAAGGTCGTTTAGTTGGTTGGGGACCACGTGGGGCGTTAAGTTTTGACCGATTTTTATACAAAGGCGGGGGTAATTGCCACCATAGATGGAATAAACAAGTTTACGCTTCATTTAGTGGAGTTGGAATAGATGTTAATTCACCAAGAGCAAAACAAGTAGCAGTTCGTAAAGCTGAAAAATTAGGATATGTTATTAAGAATCCTACTTTAGTTTCAGTTCGACCAATTGATATGGTTAATCGTGGATTTTTACCTAAAAACAATTAAAAATGGCAAAAGTATTATTAATTTCACGAGAAGACGTAGTAAAGTTTACTACAATGAACGGGAACGTAGACACCGATAAATTTATTCAATATATTGCAATTGCGCAGGATATAAATTTAATGAATTATTTAGGTTCTGACTTATTGAAAGCATTACAAACAAAAATTGAAGATGGCGATTTAGTAGACCAATACGAACATTTAGTAATGGAATATTGTAAACCTATTTTAATTCATTATGCAATGGTTCAATATTTACCGTTTAGCGCAATTACAATTTCAAATAAAGGAGTTTATAAGCACACCGCAGAAAACAGCGAAGTAGTTAGTAAATCTGAAATAGAATTTTTAATTCAAAAGGAAAAATCAATAGCAGATAATTACGTAAATTTAATGATTGATTATTTAGGATTGAATTTAACTTTATTCCCTGAATATAAATATAATTATAATCAAGACGTAAACCCAAGTAGACAAACAAATATAGGAGGGTGGTTTTTAAATAATGAAAATGAAACAATACCGGGAAACGAGTGTAAAGGTTGGTACTTGTAAAAGGTATAAGCCAAAGGAAAAGAACGTTAAGAAATTAGAATTATTCTTAAAGAAAATAGAAAACAATGAGTATAAAAATAAGTGAATTACCTTTAGGTAGTGCGTTAAGTGGAACGGAAGAATTACCAATTGTTCAAAGTGCAACTACTAAGAAAATTACAGCGCAGGATATTGCAGATTTAGCAAGTTCAAGTGGTGCTGTTTGGGGTTCGATTACGGGGACTTTAACAGACCAAACAGACTTAGATACCGCTTTAGATGCGAAAGTCCCTTACACGGGTGCAACGCAAGATGTTGATTTAGGCACGTTTCACTTAGATGCTGCTAAAGGTACATTCACACATAGTGGTAGCACAGATACTCTTACAGCTACTCACTCAAGTGGTAGTGGTATAGGTTTGCTTATCACTAAAGGTGGCAGTAATGAAGGGCTTAAAGTTAACAAGACATCAGGTAGTGGTAACGCCGCTACAATAATTGGCACATTAGAAGCTACTACAATAGTCAAGACTGGTGGAACGTCTGCTGAATTCTTAATGGCTGATGGTAGCACCTTGAACTTTTTTAAATTAGATTTTACACCTTCATCTGTAGTGACTGGAACAACAAGTGAAACACAAGTGGGAGTAATTGCTATTCCAGCTAATAGCATAAAAAATATTGATAATTTAAGAATTTACACACCAGTTGTGAAAAGTGGAACTTCAGGATTATGTACAGTCACTTACAAGCTATCAACTTCGGCAACAATGCCAAGTGGTACAACTGATAGAATAGGATTTGTGGCGGCTACAACTGGTAGTTTGTGGATAGGAATGAGCAGAAATGCAAGTTACAATGGTGGTAATTTAATAATTACAAGTGCTGGAAGTTCTTTAATTTCAGATTTAACAACCGCAGCACAAGCACCAAGTGTAATAGCCAGAAACAATGCAGTCACTTTATATCTATATGTTTCAATTACATTAGGCAATGCTGGAGATAGTGCATATTTGGCAGGTGGTTACATTACTAATTTATAATTTATGGAAAAGCAAAACCAATATACAATAGTTGATAAAGAAAGTGGGCTTGTTTTGTTTTGCAAACATGATAACACAGTCACACAAAATCAAATTGCGATTACTGAAATGTATACACTTGAAAATCCTGAGCAAAAAGATGTATTTTTTAACTTTGAAACTGAACAATTTTATACAAACTTATAATGCAAGAAATAAAGAACATTATAGAACAACTTAGACAAGCGAAAACAAGTGTTTTGTTTTTCATTTTTGCAATATTTATTTTATTTTTTTACAGACCTTTGATTACAACCGTTGTTACTTCTAAAATTAAAAAAGAAGATGAGGTAAAAAAAGACATTGAAAATAACGTATTAATTCAACAAATGCTTAATGATTTAATGTTAAGATTTGGTGCGGATAGAGCCTATATTTTTCAGTTTCACAATTCTATAAAGTATTACGATAACACGCACAGAAACCACCAATCTATGAGTTTTGAAGTTTGCGCAAATGGAATAAGTTCGGAAGCTATTAATTTACAAAATTTACCCGTTTCTTTATTCCCTATGTTTCTTCAGCAAGTAATGTTAGATAAAATGACTTATAAAGATATTTCAGATATTAAGGAAACAAGTAGCTATTTATTTCTAAAAAAACAAGGTGTTAAAAGCATATTTATAGCACCGTATTTTAAAGACGGTAAATTTGTCGCTTATATTGGAATTGATTTTGTTAAGGAAAATTATAATGAAGATTTTAACTATAAAGAATTTAAGTTTTTTACAAATGAAATCGGTAGAATTTTAGTAGAATGAAAAAAATAATTTACGACACGCTCGCACCGAACGGAAAGTTTGAGCAAAAGCGATTAGCATCGTTTACATCGTTTTGGGTTGCTGTTGGAGTTGCTGTTTGTGGATTTCATTATGAAATCGTTTTGATGTTCTTAGGATACTCCGCAACGGCTATTGGAATAAATGTTTGGAATAAAAAGATTGATAAACAATAATTACTATATTTGTAAACTTTCATATTAGTTTTTTTAAGGTTAATTGAGCCGTTTGTTAATTCAGACGGCTTTTTTTGTGCGTTTACCGTTCATCATTGATATTTACCGTTCATCACAATAGGTTGAAAAATTATATTTATTCGTATTATATTTGTTCAACTAAAAAAAAACAATATGAAACTAAGAGAAAATTTTTTAACCGTTTGCGGTGGATGCGACGGGACGGGCGAATACGAAGAACCGATTGGAGGCTTTGAAAATTCAGTAACTTACAAGTTAACTCAATGCGATTGTGAAAATGGTAAGGAGTTGGACTGGGAGAAAGTTGAAGCTGAAATTAAAACAACAAAACAGAAAATTGAAATTAATCAAATGTCGATTAGTAATTATAACCAATTTATGCGTGAAGCTATGCGTAATAAAGACGAATCGAAAGCAATTATAGCACTTAAACTACTTATTGATAAAGAAAGTGAAATAGAAGAACTTGAATTATATTTAGCAGAATTGGAGGTAATCGAATGAAAACAATTACTATAACCTTAACTTGCGAAGATTCTCATTACCTTACTTTAGTTTTAGAGAAAGCATCACAACAAATCAAACAAGGTGGCGACAAAGGTAGTTTTACTTCGCAAGGTATTGCAGTAAATTACACGATTGAAACAATTGATTGTGCTAAACCTGAAAGAGAAGTAAGAAGAGAAATGATAAACGGAGTAATTCACGAATTTGTAAAATCTAAGATATGAAATACCTTTTAAAAATAGAACTTAACGGACTTGTAAGCTATCAAATAGTTGAACAAAACCACGAACTACCAAAGGGAACTAAGTATTTTATCCCTTATAGAACTTGCGTTTATAAAGATACTGAATGCGCTATAATTAGCAAACACTTAAATTACACGGTTATTCTTTTTGAAGGCAAAGAAATACAAGTTAGTAAAACACAAATAAACAAATAAATATGAACAATTACACAATTACAATCGGAGCGTTAACGCTTATTTCAGCAGGGTTTGGAATCTTATTCAATGTCAAGTACAACGAATTAAAAACGTACTATAAACGCAAGTGCGAAAGACA